TTGTCATAATTGTTTTGTTTGTTGCAAATCTAATAAACATTTTATTAACCTACAAGCCTAATTGTTGTATTTTTAATAATTGTTTATTTTGTTCTTGTAATTTTTCTAAGGATTCTTCTGCCCTCTTAGCTCTATCTAATGCTCTATGTTTATCAGCCATAGACTCAGATATTATCCTATCAAAACAGAAAGACTCTGCCTCTTTAGAATTAATGTAGGTTATTATTCTTAAAAAAGAATTAGTGAGATTTTTTAACTCTTTGTTATCTGGTTTTGCTTCTGTCCACTTCTTAATGGTTCGTAGAACATCTTCTACATCGCAGGTGTTTTGTAATTCTTGTAAGTTTCTCATATGACAAACCTACAACATTTTTTTAAAAGCTACATTTCTTACAATTCCATTTCTTACCTAATTTATTTAAAAAGTCAATTAATGGTAAGCTATCTTCTCTGTACTTCCATTTTTTATTAAAATAATAAGCAGTTACTAAGCACTTCTCAATAGGTATATTTAAATCATCATTGTTAAAGTTATGCTCTACTTTAAGTACAATAGACTTGTCTGTATGCCAACTATTACAGAGTCTTTCCAGAAGTATCTTTTGACCAATAGGTATAGGTGAGTTTATATATTTAACTTCGATTAATATAAGTACATCATTGTTAAACTCAAATACTGCATCTATGTCGGATGGATGTATACGACCATTCTGTAAACCTGTAAAGTCTATTACTTGTTTTACTCGCTTTCTATTTTTTATCAGACTTTTCATCAGATTTTTGATAGAAGTTAAGATAGTTCTTTAATTCACGTACTACCTCTGCCACACATTTAGGACAATTACCTGTAGGTTTATTCTGATGGAAAACCCTGTTATAAATTTTAAATAGTTCTTTCTGAATACTTGAAGTTATATGCTTAGTTTTTAACTCAAAAAAAGAAGTCAAGTAGTTGTATTCTATTTCTGTTAAGCATTCTGGTTTCTTATATGGAAATATTTGATTAAGTTTTTTTCTGCGTGCATCACATCCACAGTCTTCGCCAAGAACAAATTTAACTGCTTTATCTACACCTGTTGCTTTTGTTACCTTAGCTACAGAGTCTCCAAGTCCTTCACTTGCTTTCTCTTGGTTAGCTTTCCATTCTTTGTATTTTTTAGTCCTTTTGTCCATCTATTATCGATTTAATTTTTTGTATATATAATGTAGCATCCATTAACTCTTCCTGCAAATGCGTTAAAAATTTCAACAAACCATCATTGTTTTCTTGCAATGTAGTGTTGTACTTCTTAATACCTACTTCGCTTCTCTTGTTAAACTTGTCTACTACCTTTTGTACTATTGGGTCTTTTTCAAAATTATTAATGACATCTCTCTCCAGAGATACAGGTTGTTTTTGTTCGTTCATTAAATTCCACTTAGTTACACTATCTCCCATTATATTTTATCAAAATCTCCGTTAATATAGTCTTCGTAGTCTTCAGAAAAAAGACTCTTTAATCTTTGCTTACCTGCTTTTAATGTCAAAAAAATAGACATCCAACTAATATCTGTCTCTCTCGCTATACCTCTTATGCTTAGTTTTGTATCTCTGTATTCTTTAAAAAGGTCTCTATCGTATTCGTGCCATTTGTCAATCTCTTCGTCTATCATTGTGCATATCTTATGAAATGCTTTTTGTTCTTCTAAATCATCAAAAGCAAATAACTTAAAATCAATGTCATCTATGTTGACTTTCTTTATTTTTTTTGTTTTGTTGTAATATTGGTAGTAAATGCTTCTTAAGCTAAAAAACATATACCCTCTTGATACTTCACCATTAACTAAAATTTTATCTAAAGTAGCATACTTATGAAGAGCAATGTAAGTCTCTTGGACAATGTCTTCTGCGTAGTTTACCTCACCAAATGACTTGACAATACCTACCCATTCTTTATGCCTTTCAGCTACTTTAGAAAGCATTTTGCTCATTTTTTTATAAAGATAATATTTAGTGTTACAATAAATAATGCTACTTGCATATAATGTTCATAACCATCATCAAGCTCATCTACGTTGTATACTGCACCTAACATACATCCTCGTAATGGTGCAAAGAATATATCTACACCATTTTGTCTCCTGCCTATCTCGAAAAATATAAAACCTACTGCTACTATTATTAATATTAATATCAAAATTTTATTTGTTTAATTTCTTTTTGTTCTATCAAATTTCGACCCATAAATTCAAATCCTACATTATTTTTTGCCATTCGTAATCTGATAGGTTCTTCGTGTGGTGTTGGTCTTCCTCCTGTTTCATTTTCTTTTACTTTCAAAACAAGCAATAGAGAATACATCCACTCAGAATGATGTGAAGTATATCTATGTATACATAGTACATCATCTGCTCTATTCGCCCATTTACCACCACCCTCTACAGAAGCAAGACCTAATGGTGTAGGTAGGTTAGCGTAAGGATGGTCATTAGGATGTGTCCTCCTTAATGCTTCAGTCACTCCGTGAGCGTTTAAAAATGTAGTTACATTTCTTTTTTTTGAAAACAATCTAAACTCAGAAGCTACTTGGTAATCATATTCGTGACCACCTACCATTTTAAGCAGTCCAGAGTCTTTAGAGAGAGAGTTGTATGGGTCAATTAATAATGCATTGTAGTCCCAAGCATCCTTAATAGCGTTAGCTTCTTTAAGCAGGTCTTTGTATGTATATAGGTCATCTACATCTATTATTTTAAAATGTATATCACACCATTTGACTGCTTGATTAATTTCATCATCGGTAGCTTGTTGTATTGGTTTACACATCTTAAATTCTATAATCTTACGAACAATAGACTGTGGTGTATTTTCTGAAGACCATATTAAAAACTTCAGATTATGTTTAATCGCCCATAACGTGAATAGGTATATAATCACAGTAGTCTTGCCTACATTAGCGTGACCTATTATAACATTAAAGTTACCTTGTTTAAATCTTAGGTATTCATCAATACCATCTACATTTATTTTAAGTCCCTCCTTAACTCTTCCGTACTTGACATCAAGTATTTTAGACTCTATGTCTTTTGCTGAACTTATCATTTTTAAAAAATTCTTATTTGAGATTGATGTTTTTTTAGTCTTTTCATTGCTGCATCAAAATAATCTTTATCTAATTCACAAGCAGTTAAATCAAAACCTAAATTATGACAAGCAATAGCTATTGAGCCACTTCCTAAATGTGTATCAAGTATCTTGTCGCCTTCTTTTGCATAGTTCATTAAAAGCCATTCGTATAATGCTATTGGTTTTTGACAAGGATGTATATTATAATCATCAGAGGATACAAATCCAAAGTGTTTTATGCATACATAATCAACCCTTTTTAATCTGCTATAACTTGCGATTTCACATTTACTAAATTTTGGATTTGGGTTTTTTTTATCCCAAACTATTGCACCGCCTTTATCGTTAAAACAATTATAATAGTTAGCACCCCAAATAATTTGTTCTTTACTTACTCTTTGTAATTCTTTAAAATATTGTTTATTAGGTATTCTATTATTCCAATCAACTTTTTCACCTCTTTTATTACCTGTTTGTTGTACCCAATTCCCAATCCCATAAGGAGGGTCAACAATAGCAAGTTCAAAGTAGTTATCCTCATACCTCGACATTAATTCCATATTATCTTCGTTTGTTATATTCATTTTGTCAAAGGTTGTGTAATTCTGTTATATTTCTTTTCCATCTCGTAAGGTTCTAATGTAACTTTATCTAAGTTAAACCCTGTAATGATATTTAAATTGTAATTCCAGAAATCATCTGGTATATCATCATTAGCGTGATATGTTTTTAATGCCATTTTTTATTTTTTGTTGTGTTTTTTGTGCAAAAAAAAAGGGGGAATAAATCCCCCTAATTTAGTTAGAATGGGACATCTGTGTTATCTCTTGCGGGTTGTTGTTGTGAGAATGTTACTTTTGGTTCATTAGATGTCTCACCTGTGTAGGATTTGTTAATCTTCCACCCTTGAATAGATGTAAAATATCTCACCTCACCCTTTGGGTTTGTCCACTTGTTACCTCTAATGTTTATCATCACAGTAACAGTATCACCTACATTAACACTATCTAATAAATCTACTTTTGCTTGGACAAAGTCAATAGCAATATCTTGTGGATATTCTTCTTTAGTCTGTATTATTAGACCTCGCTTCTTGAAACCCTTAGCTCCTAAGACCTCTGTACTTTGTACTATCTGTACTACTCCTGTTAACTCCATATTTATTTAATTTTTAATAATTCTTGTTCAACTCTTTTCGACAAATTATAAGCTGTTTTAACGTAGTTTATATCGCACTTTTTCGCCTCCAAAGCATTGTACACCTCTGTGTATTGTTTTGTATTAAAATTTAGCCACTCTAAAGAATTTTTGACTGTTTCATTAGCATCATCATCCTCTGCCTGTAGAGCAAGAAGAGCAGTTAATGTGTATCTTCTGTAAAATGTAATAGCACTACCTAACTTTTGTGGGTCATTAATATCTGGAAGTAAAAGTTTACTTTGCTCGTATTGCTTAGTATCAATACATTTAATCTGACTTATTTGATAACCATCCTCAATAGGTTGGGTAAGTAATAACCTATACTTGTGGAGCAATGGTTGTAGTTGTGATAGAAGAGAATTAATGTCAAAATACTTTGACTTATAAAATGGATTCTCAGAATCCTTGCTAATTGAACCTATCTCATTTTGTAGAAGGAATAATTTTTCATCAAGTTGCAGACTCCCCTGCTCCTCAATGTTGCTATTTTGTTTTTTCATATCGCAAAGTTAACTAATTAATTCCAATAAAAAAAGGGTAACCTATTAAGTCACCCTTTAGAAAAACAAAACACAAAAATTTAATAACCCAACTTTTTTAATTTGAGGGAATAAAGTTCAATTAATTCAATTATGTCAATATCAGCAAATTTAACAACTTCACGACTGTCACGCAACATTTTATCTGATAGTTGTTCACCAAGTTTTTTAGAGAATAAATATTGCTCACCATATCTAAATACATTACAAGCACTACATTGTGGTTTCACGTTATCTTCTACCCATCGTGTAGCATAATGTTTTCTGCTCATAAAATGACCTGCTTGTATCTTCTTCCAATGCAATGTCTTCCCACAAGTATAGCAATTACAATTTCCGTGTTTATCAGCATTACTTAATCTAATGTAAATTGAAAATACTGTATCAAGTTTTTTAATTAAATTCTTTCTGCTTGTTTTTTTCATTTTATAAAGATAAAGTTTTTTAATATTAAAAACATTTATACATTTGCAAAATAGTAGCAGTAAATCTACTTTAAAAATTACCAAACTTCTATGGGAACATAGTTGGAACAGATAAATTTAGAATGTTTGTTTTTCTTAGGGGGGTCTTTTTCTTTTCTTTCTTCTTTTTCTTTGTAGTTGTTTTTCTTCTTTCTTTTCTTTTAAATATTACTTATCATTCTTTCGTACTATACCACCAAAAAAATAACCAAAAATAGAAAGCACAATACCTTCTGCAATACCAACTAAATGTATAAATACTTCTTTATTAGGTTCGGGTATTTCCAAAAATACTATACTGTAAACCAAGAAACAAAAAACTGTTAAACCAACAGAACCTGTAACCACAAACATATAGTCAGTCTTACCATACTTAGCTACATCTACCTCTCTTCTTCTCGCAGAATCTCTGTCAGCTACTTCAAGTTCATATATCTCTATAATCTCTTTATGATACTGTTTTTTTTCTTCAGCAGTTAGATTTTCATCAGAATCTATTAAGTTTTTAACAACACCTAATACACCACTATCTGGTAGTGTCTTAGAAACAAAGTTAGGTAGCTTTGATAATATAAACTTTCCTACCTTAGTATCTTTAAATTTCTTCTTCATCTTAAATATCTATAACCAACAAACATCATAACTAAAAACCAAGCTACCTTAATTGGTACTTCATATTCATAGATGTCCATATTCTTCTTTTACATTAAAAGATGGGCAATATTTATCACTAAATTCATTATGCCCATGTATTTTTGCCTTTGGATAAATACTTTTTAAACCTTCTATTAAAATATAGAAAGACCTCTTTTGTGCATCTGTCCTTGTGTCTTTTGGTTTTAAATCCTTATCGCATCCCCCAACGTAACAAATACCCAAACTATTCTTATTATGCCCTTTTGTATGGGCTCCCTGAACGCTATTTAATCGCCCTTTATGAATGCTTCCATCAAGTCCAATGACATAGTGATAACCTATATCTGACCAACCCCTTTCGACAATGTGCCATCTCCTGATAGTATCAACTGATACATCTTGCCCCTCTCGTGTTGCTGAACAATGTATTATGATTTTATCTATTTCTCTCATCACCTTTTAGGTTTTTAATTATACGCAAAACAGTATACACTATAGAAGTAGCAAGTACAATGGTTTGTAAATATGGATTAATTTCATTTACTGTACTAACTAATATAGCACCTATGTTAAGTCCGTAAATCTTCAAATCCTCCATTATTCTTCAAATGTTAGTCCATAAAAGTTATGCTTGTATTTTGCTAAACCTTTAACTTCATACTGTACCCATCCTTCTGGGAATATTGAGTTTTCTTCTTCATCAAATTCTAAACCTCTCCACAAAACATCTACTGAATATTTATCGCTGAATGTTGGTGGTGTTTCTTCATCAGCATCTCCAACGGGTAAAAAACCTAATTTTACGACTGTATGAATATGAGAAGGGTAAACCTTACCTTCTTCTTCAAATGTTCCTAAAGCATCTATTAATGCTAATGCTTGTGCTTCTGATTGAAAGCTATATTTTTTATAAATCATATCAAGTTGTTAAACAAGTTAATTCTGTGTCAGTTAATCCCTCTTTGAATACTGCGATACATTTTATTTTACCTTTAAAAAAATCTGAACTACCGCCACTTGTTGATTTTATTTTATTTAATGTATTTGCTGAAAATGTTGGATTAGTAGTATTTGTGTTAATTAATGAACCATTTATATAAAACGCAATATCATTCGTTTTAAATCTTGCAGCTAATTTAAAAAAATTAGTTGTAGTTGTTGTTGTGTTGATTGTTGTTGTTGCACCCAAACTCGTTAGTATTCTTACCTGAATTCCATTATTACTTCGAAAACGAAACCAAATAGTATTTGTGCTTGAACCATCACTTATGCTTATTGCTCTCTCTGTTCTATCATTTTGTAACGCTGATATTTCTGCATAAAATGTACCTTCTTCTGAATTAATTAAAGATGTATCTAATGTGGTGTTAAATCCAAATTTGTCTCTTTCTTTTGTTACTGTGCTTCCACTTGTAGGAATGTATGAAGTTGGTTTTGTTGAAAAATCATTGTTTGATGTTTCACATTGAAGTCCATAGAAATAATGAAATTCGCCATTACCATCAAATTGAGTTGTGTTATCAGCATTTGTAACAATTAAACGAACTGTACCACTTACATCGGTAGTTGTTTTAAATGCCATTGAACAACGATACCATCCATTTCCGTAATCTTCTATGCTTGAACTTGCAACATTAGATTGCGTTCCTAAAACACCTGTATTAACATTAAACCAAGCACGCCTGTTATTTGTGTCGTAATTATCACAAGCAATAGCAAAAAAATCAACACCACTACCTTTTTTTACAAAAACTGAAATTATATTTGTGTTATCCGAAACAACAACAGTATTTTCAATTCT